ACATATGGATAGATTATCCTGTATTGAAGCAGGTTTTACCAATGTAGTATCAATACCACATGGTGCAGAAAATTTAAGCTGGATAGAGTTTAACTGGGAATGGCTTGATAATTTTGAAACTATTATATTATGGTATGACAACGATACAGTAGGACAAACTGCCTTGAAAAATGTAATTGTACGATTAGGTGAACATAGATGTAAAATAGTTGAACCAGATCAAGTAGTAATTGATAAGATTAAAGAATTTTATAAACAATATAATGTTGATATAAATAAAGCTGATGCTAATAATGTTCTTATAGCCTGTGGAAAACAAGAAGTATTAAATTTAATTAATAATGCAAAGGAAGTGCCTATACCAGATGTTGTTGATATTATGGATTGTCAAGATGTAGATATACAAAATATAAATAAAATACCAACTGGATTTAATGAACTTGATAAGTTAATTTATGGGCAAATAGAAGGTACTTTAAACATATGGTCTGGATATACGGGACAAGGAAAAACAGTAGTTGTTACTCAATCTGCAATTATTGAATCTGTAGAAAATGGACATAAAGTTTTTGTTTTTAGTGGCGAATTAGAAGGTGGACAATTAAAAAATTGGCTTATTAAACCTTGGGCTGGAGAAAAACATACAATAGAATGGGATAATGGAGAAAATATGCCAAAAGGTTATACAGTTACAAATGAAGCAAGAGAATATATTAAAAATTATTATAAGAATAAAATATTTTTTTATGATACATATTTAAATACAAAACCAGAAGCTATATTAAACAGAATGGAATTTTTGTTTAAAAAGTATGGTGTAGATGTTTTTGTACTTGATAATTTGATGTGTGTGGATTTTTCTGATTATAGCGATGAATGGGCAGCACAAAAGAAGTTTATATTAGATTTGTTAAAATTTACAGTAAAATACAAAACATATACACACCTCGTATGTCATCCCAAAAAACCTGATGGAAAAAATGCTAATTCTGCTTATGATCTATATGGTTCATCAAATCTTGGAAATTTAACCCATAGATTATATTGGGTTAATAGAAACAATAATCAAGAAGAATTACACGATTCAGAAATAAGTATTATAAAAGATAGACCAACTGGTATAACAAATAAAAAAATAAAATTATATTACAACAAACAAACTATGAGATTAATAAGTAGCGAAGAAGACAGAAATAGAAAATATTTATGGGAACAAAGTATAAGTATAAAATATCCTAAGCATATTCAAGAGAAATTAGTGTGCAATATTAACAAAAAAGAGGAAAAAGAGGTGTTTGGATAAAAATGATTAAGTTTAATAATGATGATATTAGTTAACTAACCCCGTTTCAATAACCAATATAAATATGGTGTTTTGGTATAAAATATATCTTTATAAGAAAGGGAAGTATTCGGATGATACACACACATGTACATACCAAATATAGTTTAAGAGATAGTATTATAGATTATGATGATTTAATTAATAGGTTAAAATCTATTAATCAAAATGCCATTGCTATTACAGATCATGGCAATATACATGCTTCAGTATCAATTTATAAAAGACTAAAAAAAGAAAATATAAAATATATACATGGTTGTGAAATGTATATTTGTGATGATACTAATATAAAAGACCAAAATAATAAATATTATCATTTAGTTTTACTATGTAAAAATGAAACAGGAAGAATTAATTTAAACAGACTAATATCAATATCTAACCTGTCCGAAAACTTTTATAGTAAGCCAAGAATAGATTTTGAGAAGTTAAAACAACACAGGGATGGATTATTGGTTTTAAGTGCTTGTTTAGCGGGGGAAATAAGCAAGTTTCTCTTGATTGACGACTATGAAAAAGCAAAGGAAATAGCATTAAAATATAAAAATGAATTTGGTAATGATTATTATTTAGAAATACAAGCAAGAAATGATAATAAACAAATAGAAATTAATAAAAAAATTATTGCATTAGCAAAAGAATTAAATATACCAATTGTTGTAACTACAGATGCTCATTTTGTTACAAAAGAAGATAAAAGATACCATGATGTTTATTCTTTTAATAGCTCATACAAAGAAGAAGGAGAAGGATATGTTGATTGTTATATTCAAAGTGAAGAAGAAATACGCAATAATTTGAATTATTTAGATGAAGAAATAATAAATCAAGCAATCAATAATACTCATATAATAGCAGATAAATGCAATGTTGAGTTACCTTTATCTGCTCCTATTATTCCACATATTGACATACCAAGCCAATATAATAATGAAAAAGAATGGGTAATAGATATTTGTCAAAAAGGATTTGAAGAAAGAGGAATTAATAAATTACCAGAAGAAGAACGTCAAGTATATTATGATAGATACCAATATGAACTTAATGCAGTAGAAGAAATGGGGTTTTTAGGATATTATTTGCTTGTTTATACATATGCCAACAAAGTTAAGCGCAGAGGTATAGCTAGGGGTTCGGGTGGAGGTTCACTACTTTGTTACTTAATGAATATTACTGATATAGATCCTATAGAACATAAATTATACTTTGAAAGGTTTATTGATGTTGGTGCTTTAAATACTTTACGAGAAGGTAAGATTACAAGAAAAGAATTAAAAGTACCTGATGTAGATTTGGATTTTGGCACACATGATAGAGAAAAAATTATACAATTTTTGATTAATAAATATGGACAACAACATGTAGCATGTATAGGTAGATTTAATTATAATAAATCAAGAGGAACATTAACTGATATAGGTAGGGCATTAGGCATAGAATTTAATGTAATCAAAGAAATTACAAAATCATTAGAAGACTATGAATTAAATGATGTGTTAGATTTAATAAAAATAAATAAAAATAATCCTGATAAACCAGATATAGTTAAAAAATTTGAAAAATATATAAAAAAATATCCAGATTTATTTGAAATATCAAAAAAACTAATAGGACTTCCCAGTTCTTTCGGACTACACCCATGTTTTACTGAAGATACAATGGTGTTGACAGATAAAGGATATAAGTATATTAAAGATATTAATATAAAAGATAAAGTATTAACTCATACTAATACTTTTCAAGAAGTTCAAAAAACTATGCAAAGTATTTCTAATGATGTATATACTGTAGATATTATGGGTATACCTCAATTTAAAGTAACTGGCAATCATCCTATTTATGTGAGGAAAAAGACTTATGTAGGTAGAAAAAGAAAATATAGTGATCCACATTGGATTAATGTATCTCAGCTAACATCAGATTATTTAGTAGGAATGGCTATTAATCAAAATAATGATATTCCTGTATGTGGCAAATTACCAACAAGTAACGAGAATTTTTGGTGGATTATAGGAAGGTACATTGGAGATGGATGGTATGAAGATGTTAAACACAGAAATGAAAAAAGATTAATTATATGTTGTTCAAAGTACAATAATGAACTAGAAACCATTACAAAAAGAATAGATGGCATATTTGATTATAGGTATGTTGAAGAAAATACAACTTACAAAATTTTTATTAAAGATTTAGAATGTTTTGAATATGTTAAGCAATTTGGTAAATATGCTCACCATAAAAGACTAACTAGCGATATATTGAACCTACCAAAGCATTTATTGAAGCAATTTTTGGAAGGATATTTGAGTGCAGATGGTTCATATAGAAAAAAAGAAAAAGTATGGGGATTTAAAACAACAAGCAAAGAACTAGGTTTAGGAATAGCACATTGTATAGCTAAAGTATATAATAGACATGCTTGGTGTGCTTATGTACCACCTAAAAAAGAAAAAATAGAAGATAGAGAAATAAATAGTAGGGAAAAATGGTCATTTGAATTTACATTAGATAAAAGAAAGAAAGATAAGGCATTTTTTGATCAAGGATATATATGGCTGCCATTTCGTAAGAAAAAAAGACTAAAAGATGAATATGTTGTATACAATTTAACTGTTGCCAATGATAATTCATATACAGCAAATAATATAATTGCACACAATTGCGGTAGGGTTATTGTGATGCAAGATTTAGACTACTATACTGCTTCATGTTATCATGAAAGTGGAGAGCGATATTTACAAGGGGATATGCATGATATTGAAGATTTAGGTATTGTAAAAATAGATGCATTGGGATTAAGAACTGTTGATGTTATTTACGATACCCTTGAGTTAATTGGCAAGGATTATGAGTATATAAATCCTAAAAAATTAGACTTTTCAGATGAAAAGGTATTGGATATTTTTAAAAATGGAGATACTGTTGGGATATTTCAGTTTGAATCATATGGTATGCAAACTACATTAAGAGACATACAACCAACTGGTATTGAAGATTTGTCTGTTGCCAATGCATTGTATCGTCCAGGAGCTATGGCGTACATTAAAAATTATTGCAATAGGAAACATGGAAAAGAAGAAATTACATATTTACACAAAGACTTAGTACCTATTTTAAGTAATACTTATGGTATTATGGTATTCCAAGAACAGTTGATAGAAATAGGTAGATTAGCTAATCTTAGAAATCCAGACAAATTAAGAAAGGCTACGGGCAAAAAAGATGAAAAATTATTGATAGAAGTACATGAAGAACTTAAACAAAACTTGCTTAATAAAGGATGGACGGAAGAACAATTTAATCAATTATGGTCAGATATGCTTCAATTTGCTAAATATGCATTTAATAAATCTCATTCAAGTGCATATGCTATTATAGCATTTATTACTGCAAAATTAAAAGCATATCATCCTTTGGAGTTTTATATTTCGTTAATGAATTCTTATATAGAGAATTCATCACAATACATAAAAAATGATGCAGATATTATATATGAGGATATTATTAATCATGGATATGTAATAAATAAGTTTGATTTTAGGCAGAATCACAAAAAATGTAATATATACAATGGAAAAATTAATTATGCAATACCATTAATTAAACATTGTAACAAGCAAATAGCAGAAGAATTATACGAATTGCGAAATAATCAATATAATAATTTTATTGAGCTATTATATGATATTACTCAAAAAACATCTATTAATTCTGCACAACTTAATATTTTGGTAAGATTGGGTTTTTTTAATGAATTTGGTAATAGTAGATTATTAAATGGACTAGTTGAATATTTTAATTTTTTTAAACAAGGTTCTGCTAAACAAATTAGTGTAGACAAAATAAAGGACAACCAAATACTTGATAATATAATTAAAAGACATTCAAGATTATCGCCTTCTGGTAAAACATATATGGATTTAAATGTTAGAGCAATATTAAATGATATTGAAGAATGGATGAACTGTAATAATGTACGTGATTATCCGATTAAAGAAAAAATAAATACACAAATAGAGTATTTAGGTTTTGCCAATTTAACTACAGGCAGAGAAGAAGATAAACGCAAGTTGTTAGTGTTAGATGTTAAACCATTAGTAAGTCAAAAATATAATAAAATATGGGCATATGCAATTGATGAAATATCTATTGGTAGCGGAAAAAAGAACAGATTAACTATATGGGCTAATAAATTTGAAAGGAAACCACTACAAGCCAATGATATTTTATATGCTTACAAAGTAGAAAAGAATGATAGGGGATATTGGTATTTACAAGACTATGATATTATAAATAGTGAATTTTTATAAAATATTAATATAAAATTATACTTGACAAACATAAAATTTGTGGTATTATATAAGTAGGCAATAATCCTACTTATATAAAATTATTTTGGAGGCTATATTATGAATGAATTTGATATTAAAAAAATAGTACACGAAGAATTAAAGAAGTGCGGTATTCGTATACCTGTTGAAGAAACTTTTGATTATTCAGGGCTTGAAGAACCTGATAAATGCAAAAAATTTGTAAAATTAACAAGCGGTATTTGGAGACGGGCGATATATGTACAAAAGAATGGAGAAAGATACGGGGACAAACAGTATTTTGACCTATTGTTTGTGGTTGATGAAAAAGGCGAACCAGTATGTATGCCAGTTCCTATTGCAAGAAAGTTGTTTAATGAAGAAATAAAACCAGATTGCTGTATACATGTAATGTCAGGATATATATATGAATACATATATAAAGCATATTATGAGAAAAGAGAATTGCCCTTTTAATATTAATTATGTTTTTTATCATAAGTATAGAAATTATTTGTCTGAAAACCGCAAGTGCTTGCCCTGTGTGATCGTCAATAATATAATATAAAGGAGGAAGTAATATGAGTAAATGAAAATGCTTTTATTGTGAAAAAGAGCTTAAAGAAAACGAAAAATGTAATTGTGAGAAGTCTAAAGAAAGATGGGGTTATATTACTTCTAATGCTGTTAAATCTGATAAGAGATATATTTGCTCATGTGGAAACAATAATTTTAAAACAATATCTCATATAGATTTTAAAGATAGTTATTCTTCTACGTACGAGTGTAATAAGTGCGGCAATCATATAGGAGTCTGCTTTCAAAGGGTAGAAAGTTGGTGGTAATAGAATATGAGAGTAATTATAGCAGGTAGTAGAACTTTTAATGATTATGATTTTCTCAAAAAGAATTGTTTAAAAATATTTAAACAACTAATTTTGTCTAAATATAAAAAGGAGTGATTGTATATGGCAAAAATAACTCTTGATGTTGTAGATACTGGAGAAATAAGTGATGGATACCATACTTTTAATGAATTATATTTTCATAGAATGATTTTGTTTTCTGTTATCTGTAATCAAAACAAAGATAAGGCTTGGAAATCTTGGAAACACGCTGATGGAACAATGTATGATGATTATTTCGTTGTTGGTATCACTACACCAGAAGGTGATTATACCTATCATTACCATAAAGATTATTGGGATTATTTTGATGTTAAAGTATTAGAACATGCACCTAAATGGGATGGACATAAACCAGAAGATGTTACACGTTTATTATCATTAGTTTGAATGAAAGTGTGTTTTTATTGACTCTTTGACAATATAAAAATATGGTATAGTAATAATACAAAAGTAATGAGCGAGGAGCGGTTAAAAAACAAAGCCATGCTGTACATATCCTACGGAATCCCCTAACTGGCAGATCACATGGTTGGTTGCTCCATTTTATACATAATAAAAGATTAGATTTATTGGAGGATAAAATGGAATTAAGAGAATGCTTTACAAACAGAGGATTTAAGTTAATCGAATTTGAAGATAGATATAATCAAAAATGCGAAATCCAAAAATCATCATTGGCAACAGAAGATGCTATTTGGTTTGGAGTTGCGGATGCCGATCCTAAGATAATGGCTTCAAAAGTGATGGAAGGTGGAACTGGTTGGGTTAAGTATCCTATTCCAGAAGATGTACTCCTCAATACTAGAATGCATTTGACTAGAAAACAAGTAGAAGCATTATTGCCAATACTTGAGTGCTTCGTAAATACTGGCGAGATATAGTAATAAAAATGTGTTTTTATTGAAATAAAGGAGTTTTGATTTATGAGAACTTTAGTTGAAATAATTGAAGATGTAAATTAAATAAAGAACCATCAATAGATGAATTGAGGTATGCTGTTATTGCTCTAACAAGCATTATAAATATGACTACAAGTACGCTCATGGAGTTATATAAAAAGGTGAAGATTCTAAAGCAATATTTGTTTGTCTTAAATGTGGACATAAAGTTATGTTTCGTGCGGATGAACAAACTATAAGAAGTTTCTGGAATTGAGGTGAAAATATGACTGAACAAGAAATAATAAAATTTGATAAGTTTAGAGAGTATTATAAAAATAATCCTTTTAAGTTTGCTGAAGATTTTTTAGGAATTCAGTTAAAACCCTGGCAAAAAATTCTAATTTCTATTTTAAGCAAGGGCAAAGAGTGTAAAGAAATTGTATTCAATTCACCAGAAAGAAGATTCAAACGATTATTGGCAAAAGCACAAATTGAATATATGAAGAATGAGGAAATGGATTTTTGGATAATCAAACCTAATTGTTATGAGAAATATGAAAAAGGTAAATTAGTAAAAATAATTAGAAAGGAGCAATAATTTATGGATTACTTTACACAAGAAGACCATGATTGGTTTAAAAAAGTTCAAGAAATGGGGGACAAATATAAAATTGTAATAGACAACGATGCTGTATGGGTTGAAGATATAGAAAAAGAAGAATGCGTTTATGATTTTTCTACATATGGGTATTACTTCATACACGCTCTGTTGAATGATATGGGTATTAATGCAGAATATTGTTAATTATAAATTGAAATAAAACTCAGATTTGATTTAAACTGAAAGGAGATATATATGGAATTAAGAATAGCAAATTGTTGTGGATCATGTAAATATGTTATTCAACCAAAAAAACCTGAAGATCATGCTCCACATTATAC